CTATCAAAACGATTTCAGTATGACCCATCTTTTGTAATTCTTGCATTACACTAATGATAGTCTTAGAAGATGACTTAGTAACCATCTTACCAAAGGCTCTAGTAGCGTATTTTATTTTATCTTTATAACTAAGAGGGTTCTTCTTCTTATCTTGCGAATGAGATAGATAGATATGTGGCATCGCTTTTCTTTTACGAGCCTCATCAGATACTTTTTTTGCTAATTTTTCATGTCCCACTGTAGGTGGATTCATACGACCGAAGGCAAATACAGCTTTAGACATTTTAACTCCCAGGGTTTTCCTTAGACTAACCTAGTATTATTTATAATATAACAAAATCATTATCTTTTGTATAGTCAAAAACATCAAGGTCTCCTTCTTTATCCCATGTACGAAGAATATATTCTATTATATTATTAATATTAAATGTTCTCGAATCTTTATCTATTACATTCCATACTGTAATTACATCTTTAGTATCATCCCATAATGTAGTGTCTTCTAAGGTACATTCTATTTCATGATAGGTATCTTGATCAGATGTATAATGAACTTCTAATACATTATTTTTTAGTCTCTCATAAAACATTTTTCTCTGTTCGACGTTCATGAATGTTTCTCCTGTTATAAATAACTAGATTTATCAAAGTGGAATAGAAAGGAATATACTAATGACTCAGTTAATTGATCCTGTAGAATATACTAAAACGTTGGGCCTGTTAAGGTCATTTTTTTTGTCTAAAGATTTTTTAGAAGTACATACTCAAAATAGACTAAGCATATTAGCTGCATGTGAAGACCCTACTACAGTAAGTACTTATAACTATATAGACGAAATGGGAAAACAAAATATTTGGCCATTACCTCAGACTGGTCAGATGTGGCTAGAATATGAATTATTAACAAAGCCCGATTCGAAGGGCTTTTTTTGTGTCTCCACTTCGTATAGACAAGAACCCAATTTAATACCAGGTAGACATGATGTAATATTTCCCATGTTCGAATTTGAAATGCCCGGCAATTTCGATGATCTAGAAAAGTTAGAAAGAGAATTATGCGAATATATGGGACTAGGTGAAATAACTGCTAAAGATTACGATGAGTGGGTTAATATATATAATACTAGTGAAGTGGATTCAGAAATAGAAAGATTAATGTTTGCTGCCTATGGTGCTTGTATGATTAAGAATTTCCCTAATCATACTAGTCCATTTTGGAATATGAAACAAAATAAAGATGGTAATACGGCTGCTAAAATAGATGTTATATTAGGAGGAATGGAAACAATAGGTTCGGCCGAACGTAGTACAGACGTAGTTGAGATGAGAGAGATGTTTAATACTATATCAGATGGTGGCTATGCTGAATTACTACACGATTTGTTTGGTCGAGATAGAGTACAAGCAGAATTAGATGAATTTCTATCACATGATTTTTTCCCTAGAGTAGGTGGAGGGATTGGATTAACCAGAATGATATCTGCCTTGAACGGCAGTTAATATAATTCTGGGGTGGTGGAATTGGTAGACACGCACAATTGTTTATTGTGTGGCGAAAGTCGTAGAGGTTCGAGTCCTTTCCCCAGAGCCAATATAAGTAACGAGGAATAAATGATTAAAGAATTAGATTTTAAAAATAAATCTGCATTATTTGCTAGACTGTCTAAAATTTCTTATAATAATAAAGAAATGGCTAAAAGTCAAGCAGAGGTGTGGGGCTTTACATCAACTAAATTTTATGATAAAGATGGAGCCCAAGCATATCTTTTCAGTAATGATACCGATATGGTTATAGCTTGTAGAGGTACTGAACCTACTAAATGGTCCGATATTAAATCAGATATCAATGCATTTCCTGTACCCTCGGAAACTTTTAGTAGAGTTCATAGAGGATTTAAAAATGCTGTGGATGAATTGTGGCCTGATATAGAAAAAGATATCTCGCCGGAGAAAGATAAAACTCTATGGTTATGTGGTCATAGTTTGGGTGCGGCTATGGCTACTATTATGTCTAGTAGAGCTAAACATAATTTTACTATTAAAGATCCTCTAGAAATTTATACATACGGTAGTCCTAGAGTGGGCTGGGCTGGTTATATTAATCAAGTAAGAGTGAAGCATTATCGATGGAAAAATAATAATGACATAGTTACAACTGTACCATTAGTTTTAATGGGATATAGACATCATGGTGAAGAACATTATCTAAATGCTTATGGTCAAATGAGATCTCCAACAGGATGGCAGAGAGTTAAAGATAAGTTTCGTGGTTTCTGGATGGGATTAAAGAAGGGAAAAATAGATAATTTCAGTGACCATTCAATAGATGAATATGTTAGACATATAGAATCTAACTAGACTCCGAAACTTTCTCCACACCCACATTGTACTTTAGCATTAGGATTAACTACTTTAAGATAAGAACCACCTAACTCATCAACATAATCTACAGTACAACCAATAACAAACATTTCTGCTAGAGTATCTACAACTAGAATATCGTCTACTAGAATGCCCTTTTCTTCAGTATCAGCAAAGTCCCAACTATACTGAAAACCACTACAGCCACCACTATCCACGGCTAGATGAACATATGGCCTGTCATTGTCAATTGTTATTTTTGAAAGATAATTTTTAGCTGTATCTGATAGTGTTAATGGATAGCTCAACTGTTATGCCCCTTTATCATCATATCTATGAAATCGCTTTGCGTTAATTCGCTCTGAGGTTTATATTTGTTGGGTGCTGCACCCCAACCGATTTCTCGGTCCCATTGTTTTTTAGTGTATGTATTCCAAGTACTAGAATTGTAATTCCAAGTTCTTTGGATTATTTCTGCCATCCTTTGATAACCTCCGGTGAGAAATTTGCGCGACTGAATTCCATTCTATCTACTAACTTGACTGCACCACCTTTCATATGATCGATGGCCACATATCCTTCTTGACTTGTAGTCGTAAACCCATTCTTAGTTCGTAAGAACGTAGGCATTGAACCCGCTTTATTTAACTTATCTACAATCATACCTTTAGCGGAGGTAAGCAATGTAACTATCTGATAAATCTTTACTAGATTGCTGCTATGGTTATCAAAATAAGACATTAACATCTTCATCTTATCTAGTTGGGCTTGTTTACCGGCATCACTTTTTCTAGTGTCAGATTGTTTTTTATAGTATTCTCTAAAGTATTTTATTAGTTCTGAAACGTGTTTTCTTTCATTAGTAATAACTGTACCTTGTCTTACTTTAGAATTATTAAAAGCTTTAAGACGAATAAGAAACTCTTCTTCACCAGCAATATCATTTAAAGCGGCGGATGGAAGTCTTTGAAAGATCTTGCCGGCTTGTGATAAAATTGATGTTAAATTAGCGGTTTCTTCGGCAGTAAAAGTAGCAGTGCCTGAAACATCTTTATATGTAGCATCATCCATCCATACACTGGTCACACTCCTCATCTTACTTACAATCGATTTACCAAATGAAGAGGTCATGCTTTCGATTGTATCACCTGTATATGTAGTATGCCATACAATACCTATTTTAGACTTGCGAATTTTCTTGGCAAGACTTGATGTGGCTGGTACAGCATAAACGATGGTGTTAGGTTGAAATGTGATATAACTAACACCTTTAATCGTTTCTTTAGATAAATCTTCTTTAGTAAACATCAGGTCGCCTTGATAGACGCCGGATTTGATGCCTAGTTTTTTAAATTCGGTATAAGATGTATTGAATTTGCTTTGTAATTCGGCCGACATACCAGAGTTACTAATATCTGCTAGTGACTTGAACATCTGAGGGTTCTTATTAAAAAGGCCTTTTTTAGCTACAAAAAACTGACCATCTTCTGGGTCAATTCCTGCAAAAATAGCCGGAGCCCCGTCCCACTTAGTAGTAATGTTAATACGTTTAGTACTGGACCCAGAAAGCATATCGCGGACACTACGAAGAAAAAGGATAGCATTTCTGGTTCCTGAAACGCCTTCATTAAAGACGAGATCTTCGATGTGTTCGAGGTGGACATTCTTGCCCTCTTTCGCTTCTGTTAAGTATTCTGATAGTTTAATCATTATTAATAAACCAAGTCATATCTCCTAATTTTTTAGTATTAATACTCACATTTGTGGGATTTATACTCATAATAGGTGCAAGATTA